TCCCATAAATGAAATCTACATAACCTACCCAGTAAAGTTCTTATTTGACCTCTTTGTTGGGCTCTATTTGATACAGATCGCATAAGAGATTTAACAAAAGGTACTCGTTGGTGATAAATTTGAAATAATGATTCAGCTTTTTCTTTACTAACACCTAACTCTGCTTGTAATTTAGCTTTACCCATTCCATAAAACAATCCAAGATTTATTGTTTTAGCATCTGATCTAGGTATATCTGCCATTTTAGCTACAATGGTATGAAAGTCAGCATCGTTTTGTAAGTAAGAATCTTTAACTGCAAAGACACTAGTGTCTTGATCTAGAGATGCATAATGAACTACAAGTCTTGGTTCTTGTTGACTGTAATCAAAACATCCCCACTCGCAACCTGATTCTGGTATAAATAGGGATCGAATCATAGGACCTAAGTCTTTATTACGAGCAGGAATTTGTTGTAAATTTGGGTTAGAATAAGAAAATCTACCGGTAACTGTACCACCTTGGTCAGATCTTAATTGATTAATATCGGCATGTATTCTACCTTTGTGTTCGTGTTTAATAATAGTATCTATAAATGTTGTATGTGCCTTGTTTATCTCTCTAGCTTTTGCTATCTTATTAACTAATGGATGTTCATGAGTAGACAAGAAATTTTTAGTAAATGAAGGTGCCTGTGTTTTTTCAGTTCTTTCATACACCAATCCAAGTTTGTCAAAAACTTTGGCAATACTTCGTGCAGCCCATATTTGACACTCTTCTCCTGTTTCTTTTTTTACTTCTAACAACAATTGTTTTTCTTGTTTACTTAATTTTAATTTCAATGTATGAGCAGATTCGATATCGACTCTAACTCCTTTAAATCTCATATCAACTAAACATGGAAACAAATCTGTTTCTAAATTAAATATAGAACTTATATCTTGAGTAGTTATTTCTTTTTGCATAACTTTCCACAAAGCTAAAGTAATCTCAGCGTCTCGTTCTGCGTAATTTCCTACATATAATGCGGGTAATTTCCACATATCTGCTTTAGGATCTAAACCCCATTCTTTAGCAGCGTTAACTAATTCTAATTCATTTTTACCTTGACCAACGTAATCCCAACCTAAACTATTTAAATCAAATCTATATCTATTTTCATTTACTAATGAAGCTGCAATCATAGTATCATAAATTCTACCATTGATTTTAAAACCCATAGCTCTAATCCAAGATACATCATACATTGCATTGTGAAATATTTTATCTGCGTTAGATTCACAAATATCTTTAAACCATTTTAAAACTAAATCTTTATCTAAGTTACCACCACCTTCATGAGCAAATGGAAAATAACCTGAGTAACCATCTGTGGCAACAGCTATGCCAACCACTTTACCTCTACCAACAATAGCGCCAGATCCTTTTGTTTTTAAATCAGGATCATGTGTTTCTAAGTCAATTGCAATTTCATTAGCGTGGCGTAAGTCTGGAAATTCTGTAGGCTTAACCCATTCTGTTTGTGCTTGAAATATTGGTGGTTTCATATTTTTTTAACTTTCTTTTTGCTATGTTTAAATGCATTGTTTTTAGATCTAGTTTCTTTTTTAGTTCTTCTATAATTAATCTTAGTTGTAAGTTTCGATTGACTCCTATTTTCATAATCCCTTTCCTTTATCATTTCTAAATAATGTATTGCTTTTTCTATGTCTTGTTCCTTTCCTTTCGCTGCATGTCTGCATATATATTTTATAGCTGATCCCTCTGCAAAAGGCAACCTGTTCTTGTTTATAAACTCACTCGGCTGCATAATCATATCTTTGTAGTGAGATCCTCCTATTTGTTTTTTGTATGCACTCATATTATAAATTCCTTTCTCTTGTTATTGTTTTTAATTAAAAATAAATTTTGCATAGATCTAGTAACGGCTACATACCAAACTCTATACTCTTCATCTCTTTTAGCTCTTGACTTACTTGCTGCTTTTATTGTGTTGGTTGTTTCATTTAAAAACAAAACAACATTTGTTGCTTCACCACCTTTTGCACTGTGAATTGTTGATATAGTTATTCTAGGTGTTCCATCTATTCTTTCTTTGTTAGCTAACAACACTCTAAGATAATCTATTTTATCAGAGGCTTCATTATTAAATGCTTCGTGCCATTCTAATTCTAAATTTGGTTTCTTATCTTTAATTCTCTCTAATATTCTTTGTTCTATTATCTCTGGTATCTTTTCGTTTTTTTTCATTTTATTCCAATATTCAATATCTTCGTATAAATTTTTTCCTATACTGTTTTTACCGTCTGATGTTTTAAAAAATAAACCTTTTTGTTTTAACATTTTAGGTATTTCTTTTAATAAAGAATTTGTTCTAGCTAGTATTAACCAACTTCCTTTAGACATATCTATGTCTGCTATTTTAATAACTTCAGTTATCTGTCCTTTTTCTTTTTTAGGGTAATATTTTTTATCTAATCTGTATTCTTCTATTCTACCTACAATAGATAAAGCAGCTTTTTGTATTTCGCTAGGAACTCTTTTAGATTGTTGCAAGGGAACTTCAGTAGCTTTCCATTTAATAAAAGACATAACATCTGCTCCTGCCCAACCAAAAATAGCTTGGTCGTCATCACCTGCAATCCACACATCTGCCTCATTTTCTTTTTCTATTTTTTCTAACATATCCCATTGAATTTTTGACAAATCTTGAGCTTCATCTACAAAAATAACGTCTAATTTCCCTTTAACAGTGCCGTTTTTTAGAAATTTGTCTAACATGTCGGTAAAATCTATTAGACCATATGTTTTTTTATAACTATTTATTTCTTTGTCTATGGCATCTAATTTGTTTCTTTCAACCTTACTTAAGTGTTCATTTAAATCAAATTGATTCAAGGTGTCTATTCTTCTAACCCTAGCTAAATTTATTAAATTTAAATATTCACTGTTAGAACTAAAAATTCCATTCCATGAATTGCTTTCATATGATGCATAATTAATTTGTATGCCACATGTTTCGCCAATAGCTTTGTAATGTAATTCGTTCATAACATTGTCTTGGTTTAATCCTAAATTGTGAAAAGCTAAAGAGTGTAGTGTCTTAAAATATAATGTATCTTTTTCAGTTAGATCTTTATTTTTTTTTAAAAACCTATCTCTGGCTTCATTAGCTGCGTTACGTGTAAATGCAAAATAACCTATACGATTTAACGGAACACCTTTTGCAATATACTTATCTACTTCATCCAATAATGTTTTAGTTTTTCCTGTGCCAGGAGGACCAATTACTTTATATCTCATTAATAATTAGGATCCTTTCGTTCTGCAGGTTTATATTCTATTTTATCTACGTGTAACTGTTTTAACTTACATACTTTTTCTACTTTGTTATCTATTTTTAATGAATAATTAAACTCAACTTTAAATTTTTCTTTTAATTTGTGTCCTATTTTTTCTTTAGATATTTTCCAATCACTACCTAAATGAGAGATAAAAGATTGATACTTAAAATAATGGTGACCATCTTCTGTAAGACACGACCCTAGTCTTATTTGTATTCTTTCTTTGGCTTGTGGTCCATTTACACAATAACCATATAACTCATTACCCAGTATATCATCCGTGCTTGTTCCTTCGGGTGGTTTAATATTTTGACAATCTTTTCTCCAATCTGTTAATTTGACTCTATAATCTTTTGGTTTTAAAGGTTCAAAATATATTCCTGTTTGTTCCCATATAAGATCTAAAACCTTTTTTTGATTTGTCATTATATCTACATCAGGTATTACTACTTCTATCTTGTCATCATTTGGCATAACAACATTAAATCTATATTCTGGTCTTTCGTATTTTATTATTTGATAGTCTGTTATATCTGGAAAAGCATTTATGTTATCAGATTTAACTCCAAAAACTCTAGAGTAACATAAACTTCGCATACACTTATCTTGAATAGGGTCTTCATAACAAGTATGACCAGCTGTTTCCTTATCCCATGCTTTAATTTTTTGATCTAACTTAGCTTTGTCCCAAGGTGTTTCTAAATATTTTGTGTTGGCAAACATAAGTTGATCTGTCCATTTATCTTTGTATTTCTTTTTAGCAAAGACCATGTAATTATACATAAATCTATCTCTACCATCATCTAATTTAGTTTTTGAGCACAAAGCTAAACAAGGTGGACCATCATTAAATTCTGGATCTGAACCTACTAAAATATTTTTGTGTGTTTGATCTACTAAAGTATCTAATGTGTTACTATCAATTTTAGATTCTTCTGCGTATTTTATAAACTCTTCTAAAGATAATTTTTTGTTATCCTTATCCACTGCATATCTATGTGTTTCCCCATTATTATAGTAGGGTAGATTAATAAAATTTCCTGGCTTTATGTTTCCTTTGTCATCTTCCTTTAATTCTTTCTGTTTTGGAAAAATTTCTGTGGTGGGTTTTAAACCCAGTGGAAGCAGAAAAGATTTTAATGCTTCTATTAAATTAGAAGCAGGAATAGGTTCTTTTAAAAATATGTAACAATGAAGTCCTCCACTTTTAGACATAAGAGGAAGTAGGGGTAATTTATATTGTTCAAATAATGCTAAGTATTTTTCTATTTTAAAATCTGCGTAATTTTTTGGATCAACATCAATACATCCAAATTGTGCTGTTTTATCTAATCTACATGGTTGTATTCCTATAGATATTTTTCCCTCTATGTGATTTTTATAATCAAAAATAGTTATGGGTCTTCCAGACCATTCATAGTCTGGTTTTAATTTGTTTTTTTCAACGTCTAATTTTGCTGATGACATATCAGCGATACCAAAGTCTCCTGAATAACCAGAAAACAACTTTATAAATTTATCTACCATAATGATCCCTTAAACCAAAAATATGTTTATATTATGGGCGGCTTCAGTCTCCCTAAACCGCCCACATTTCTCTTTCGAGAAACTAGTAATTTGATTTATTTTCCTCAGTTGAAGCAGCTGCAGTTTTTGACTGAGCGTTCTTTAAAGAGTTATGAAAATCACGTGCCATTTGATATAGACCTGCATCATCTACTTTTTTTAACATAGATACTTTATATCCATGCCAAGTAAAGCTTCCTGAATTTTCTACAGAATTTAATTTATAAACTCTTGAAAATATAGGTGCCGGTACAGATTTACCAGAAGGTGCTGATTCAAATTCATTCTCCATTAATGAATTCCAATTTCTACTCTCTTTTAACTGAGTAGATTTCATTGTCATCAAAGCTTTTTCTGGTCTATCCCCATTGATTATAACAAAATGATTTGCTGTCTTAATGATTTCATTACCATTGTCCAACATATCTTTGTTTCTATCATTTTGGGTTGTATTGGCCATAATGCTAGGACCCCTATCGTTAGAAATAGGTCTACCTTCTTTTCTTTCAAAAGGTGCCCATTCAGGGTACGTCATTTTATAGAAAACAGGAATAACTTCTATTCCTTTTTCTCCATTATACAGTTTTTTTGTAACTGTATTATAAAACATGCCGGCTTCTGCGCCTTCTACATACTTAGCATGTTTCTTTTTTGTTTCATCTGAACCACTTTGTAGTAGTTTCAGAAAGGGTAATGCAAGATCACTCTTATCTATGTTTTCCAAACCCATTCCTGAATCTGCAACAAAATCTAAGGTTGCTACTGCATTATCTTTTTTTATTGTCACGTCACTTGTTTCTTGACTCATGTTATTTGCTCCTTGTTATTTTTGTTTTGTTTCCCTTAAACAGGTTAAAATGTTCAGAAGGTAGTTCCTGATTTTTTTCAGTACACTCTCTAAACAATGCTTTAAGTGTCATAGGTTCGACTTTCAACCGTTGAGTTGGTTCAAACCCATGACCTTTTGCAAGGTCTGCGTAATCGCTCGCCTTGTTATCTTCGCCACGACCAAAGGAAACTGTAATCTCATTTTTAATAAGATCACCTAAGTCGTTCTCTCGAAGCCAGTTAAAAGCGCCTTCCTTTTTATCTATAGGAATAGTTGCGCTATATATCTCTTTAATTTCTATTGCAGAACCGTCTGCTAATTTCATAGTTTTCATTTTTAATGTATCCATTATTTCTGGAATAGCTATCTGTGAAATTTTGTCTGCTTTTTGTTTTTTTAACTTTAGATGTTCTTCATCTTTTAAGATGTCATCCTCTAGTTTTTGTAGTTGTATAACTAGGTCAGATAAATTTTCCACCCCAGTTAAATTATTTACGTCTTGAGGTGCATCCTCAATAAACATTTTTTGTAGATTTTCATCATTCATTTATTTCTCCTCTTTCATGTATGTTAAATGGAGTTGAGTAATACATTTTTTCTTGTCTGTCCCAAGTTAATGTTTTGTACTTTCCATTGTTTATGTCGCAAGCTACAGCTGTTGCTAAGCTAATAACTTTTGGATCTCCAGATAATAATAAATAATCTTTATCTGAAAAATTTTTTAATAATCTTCTTAATCTATAAGTTACAGGTCCTGGACTTCTAATTATTTGTGTGTCTTCACCTAAAAGAACTTTTATTTCACCAAATTTTTGTGCACCAATAATATTATATTTTGGTCTACCAATTTTAGTACCAGGTACTTCTTGTAATAAATAAACTATAGGCTCATCTGTATTTTTTGTATCGTCATTTACTTTCATGCTTGACTTTTACTTTATTTTCTATACTGTGTCAACCAGAAAGAAGAAATAATATGGATTACAAATTTAAAACTAA